TGTTATTTGGTAGTATATTATATTTTTATAATAAAAGTTTAACTATAAATACAATATGAGTGAATTTGATACACTAGCAAATGACTATGATAGTCTGCCAGACTTAGAAGCAAGAATGGTAAGATACAGTAAAATCATGTATGATTTGTCGATGCCAGGTCAAGTTCGCAAACACGAACACACATACACACACTATAAAAAACAAGTCATAGGTCTTGTATATGAATATACAAGAATTAAAGGCACGAATAAATTAACAGAAAAACTAGACACGATGATTGAGAAAGTAGACAAATTACGTGAGATAGAATACAAACGAGAGGAATAGAAATGGCAAATACAGTAAGAACACCAATAGATGAACGTTTATATCGTAAGTGTAAACACAACGAAGTAACAGATTGTTGGGAATGGCAAGGTGGCATCAACAACAGTGGTACTGGTTACGGTATGATTAGAGATACAGAATACAATGGTATGAGAACTACACATAGAGTATCTTATGAAATACATCATGGCAAGATACCTAAAGGCAAATTAGTATTGCATAAATGCGATAATACTTTGTGTGTCAACCCAGACCATTTGTTTCTAGGTACACACTTAGACAATACTTGGGATATGATTGACAAAGGCAGACACAATCATTACGGTAGTAGAAGCAAAATCAAATGTGATCATTGTGATATGGTAGCACAAAAAGGTTTGATTACTCGTTGGCACAACGATAACTGCAAACATAAAAAGATATAATATATTATAAATACATTGTTACTACTAAATAACATCATTACATTCTAGGAAAATAATCTATGAAGTCTAAAGATTTACTCAGACAAAGTCCTCTTTATGCCGCAATGTTACCTCAAATGCTGAGTTATCAAGTGTCATATCTTGGTGGACTACAATTTAAAAGACATGTACGCAAAAAGCGTCCATCAGAAGATTCAAATCTATACTTAGACTTAATCGAAAACACAGTTGCACAACCTATTTGTCGTTATATCGTTGATACGATTAATGACGTAGTGTTTGAGCCAGGCATAAAACGTGATCTTAAATTTGCTACGCCTCAAGGCACAGCAATCAATCCAGACAACATAGAATGGTCACAACTTATGTTACTAGATGCTGATCTACAAAACAGATCAATGAATGCATTCATGGAGAACGTAGGCGATCTAACTTCTATCTATGGACAGTGTTGGGTCTTTGTAGACATGCCACAAGAAAGTGAAGGCAACTTAGGCAGACCATATGTCGTAGCAATCAATCCTATATCAGTATGGGACTGGGAGTATGAAATCTATGGGGGAAAACCTTGTCTTAAATATGTTAAAGTATTAGAGAATGAAGACAATGAATGTTATTACTTTAAGTGTTATCACTTAGGCACAGAAGAATATCCTAGTTATTGGATTAGTTACAAAGTAAAAAAAGATGCACAGGAAGACGAAGAAGCAGAAATGATCGGTGAGGGTGTTTACCCAGAAGGCATGGGCATACCAGGATTTATGGCATATGCTAAAATGGATCCTAGATCAATAGACTACGGTATCTCAGATATCGACTCAGCCTCAGATGCTATGAGAGAATACTACAAGTTAGAATGTGATGCATACACATCAATTCAGTTTGCTAAAACATTAATTAGAGCAGACAAAGGCGTATCAGTTCCAGCACAAGCAGGTTCAATTGTCAGAGCAATGCAGGGTCAGTTAGAGACTATTCCTGTAGATACAGGCGATGTTACTAAGACAATGGAAAAACAAAAAGAAGTTTTAGATCAAATAGAAAACTTGACAGGCTTAGGTGGACTAAGAATGTCTCGTCATAATGTGCAATCAGGTATTGCAATCATAGAAGAACGCAAACAATTACATAGAGTTGCTAAAGCAAAAGCAAGACTTATGGAAGTTACAGAAGAACAAATCTTTACATACGCCGCACGTTTTATGAACATGCGTTGGGCTGGTGAAGTTTTATATGCAACTGATTATGATGCACATGACACAAATTATAGAATTGCTGTTTATAAAGAAGCAAAAGCATTAGTACCAGAGAACTCAATGGTCAATGACTTAATAACAAAAGACATCATTGCTATTTTAGCACCAGATGAATCTATTGCTCAATATGAACAAGCATTTATTGACACAGTTACAGATCCTGCTATGAAGCAGTTGATGACTGATGACAATGAAAGAGTTTTAAGCCGTGATTTACAATCACAAATCCCTACTTATAATGATGATTATGAAGGGGAAAGTGATGGTAGTTACGAATTAGATGAGTATGATACTAGTGGCCCTGGGAGACCAGTAGCAGTACAAAACACTGGACCATCATACGAAACACAGCAGGCAATTGCTGTACAACTTAGCGGTCAGAATACTGGACGTTAAATACAACTAACAATCGAATCGTTTATTACGTAAAATAGGAGAATTTAATGATTGATGAAAATATCGGTGGCAACGAACAAGCCCTGCAAGAAGATGCAGTAGTAACTAATGACAATGTTGTCGATAGTGACAAATCTTCAAGTGAAAGTACAGTTAATCCTAGTGCTATTCGTAAATCGCAAACTCAAGGTATTTTAAATGCATTGAGTAAAGCATCAGGCACGAACTTAAGTTCAGTCGAAGATGCAGTGCAATTTATAGCACAACAGAAAGCAGTACAGACACAAGTCGGTGGCAACGTACAGCCAGTGGAGCAACGTCAACCACAGCAACAGACTCGTTCTGTTTCTAACAATGACTTGCAAGAACAGTTTCAAAAATTACAGTCAGAGTTATCTCAAAAAGAAGTAGCACTGAAAGGTAAAGAACTTGAATCTGACATCATGCAGTCAATGGGTGATCGTTTTGATTCTGATCTTACAGATTATGCTTTGCAGAAAGTTAAGTCTAACATTCAATGGAATGAAGACAAAACTTACAGCATTGTAAATGCTAAAGGTCAAGAACGATACGGACAAGACGGCGAACCACTTACGTTAAAAGATTTAGTTGAAGAAGTAGCACAAGGTAACCCAAAGTTACTGAAGCAAACTTCTAATACTCAATCAGGTTCTGGATTAAGACCGGGACAGAGTAAATTTGCAGGAAGTGATTTAGATGCCATTCCTGACTATAGCAGAGATCCAGCCGCTTTTAAGCAATGGAAACAACGCAATGGTCTAGGACGTGGAGTTGGTCTAAAAGGTCTATCTGTAAGTGCATCTGATTCTAGTCCTAAAAGGAACTAATTGTTTAAGCCAATTATAATATTTTTAAAGGAGATTAATCATGGCATACGTATTAGGCGGACCAAATAATGAAGCAGACGGCTTCACATTTGCAATCGCAAACTTCGCATTGGAAGCAATGCATGAGTCACAAGGTCTTGTAGATTATACAAGAGTTGTAACTCCAAATCAGGGTGATACTTACCTAGTTCCAAACTTTGGTGCTATCACATATCAGGACTATAACCCCGCTGGAACAGTTGCTCCAGGAAACGGTTTTGGCGCTTTGCCTTTGGCACAAGAGCAAGACCCTTCTTTAGCACAGGGTTCTATCCAAGCAACACCTGCAGTAGCAGCCACAGCATTTGACGTTTTCTATAACTGGACAACTTCATTTGAACTAGCCGCAACTATCGGTGAAGAGTTGGGTGGATCATATGCAGAAAAAGTAGACCAAAGAGTCGCCGCTTCTTTCTTATCATTCCCAGACACTGCTCAAGCAGGACCTCCTTCTAACACAGGTAACGCAACACTCACAGGTGCTGATGGATTCCCAGTAATGGTATCTTTAGCAACTATGGAACTTGCACCTCAAGGTACAGTAGTAGCAGGCGCTTTTGAAGCCAACACTGTTCTTCAGTTAGTAAGAAACGTCAAGCAAAACTACACTGTTGCTAAATTACCAGGTACACCAATTATCGTTTTAGATTCTAATGGTGACGATGGCGTTGCTGGATCATCAATGATCAGAGCATTGTCAGAACTATCAGGTGGTGCTGTAACTACACAGGCTAACTCAGGTGGTTCAGCAATTACTTCACTAGGTGAAGAGTTACTTGCTACAGGTACATTATCAAATCTATATGGTTGTAGAGTTATTTTCTCTAACTTCTTACAAGATGCAGATGGTGGAACTAACCCACAACGTTTTGTTAACGGACTTATCCAAAACTGTAAAGTTGGAGCATACTTCCATGAAACAGCAATCTTTACTGTAATCAAAGAAGGATTACAAGTTAAGACTGGTGAGAAGCCAGGTGGACTACAAATGTGGTTAACTGGACTTGCTTACATGGGTGCTGGAATTGCCGACAATAGACGCGGTGGTGCAATTAACATTCAACAAGTATAAGTTAAATTAGTATAGGAATAATATAATGTCAGTACCATTTCAAAGAATCTCAAATGCAACAGTAGCAGATATAATCTTCTACGACCCTTCTGCTGAACGCAGAGCATCTCAGATGCAGATAGACTGGGACACTTACTTTAATGTAGGGTCGCAAGAAATCTTGTATACACTTGAGTTCGGATGGTGGCCCGCTTATTGCGACACTGTTACAGGTGCTTCATATTACACTAATTTACCTAACGGTCAAATGATCTCAGCATTCAATCCAAATCTTTTAATTAAGAATGATCAAACATTAATCAGACTCGATACTTTTATGGCAGTGAAAATCTTCTATGAGAGTATTGTTTCTGATACTAGTAACGTTAACTCTGTTGACGCCGCTAACTATGGTCATGCTTTAGAAAGATTTGAGAAAGAATGGGAGAAAGCACTACAGTTAATGAATTTTTACGATCTAAATCAGGATGCCCCTGATGGACCAACAACTAAGTTAGAAGAAAACTGGACAGCAGATCCAGACTATTTTAACAATAACAGGAGATGGTTCTAAGTGGCACTGAGTAATCTACCATTAGTTGACAAAGCAAAAGTAGTAACATACTTAAAAGAAGTTGCGAAAGTACAGACACCAATCATTGAAGTGTCTAGTACGTTCCCTTCAGAAGACGATAACATTGCGTATGGTCTTTATGTTGACGATGTAACAGATAACGGCAGATCAGTAAATCAATTAGGAATACAGAATTGTGCATCTATGTACAATGCAGAAGATCAATTTAATATACTTTATATAAGTTTTCAAAATGATCCTCAAGCACCTATAATTCTTAATTCAATTAACGACTTGGCTGCAAATGTCAATTTCTTTGATGGTTACACATCAGTAGAGTTTGACAGAGATGTGACTATAGGACAAAGAAGTGAAATTCATAACTATACTTTTACTTTAACACGACTTGAATTTAATAACGCCTACCAATCTTAAAGGAGACAAATCATGGCACGTATAACCGTAAACACAACAGGTACACAACCTCATATATATTTGAGTACTGACCTTACAACTTACACTAACTTAGTACCACTCGTGGCTGCGTTAGACGTAACTTGTTTAACTGATGTAACAATTAATAACAGCACAGGAATTTATTCTTTTGTTGATTTTTGTTCAACAGATATGGTTAAATTAACAACGCCTGCTGACAACTCTGTTTCTTCAAACATGGTTGTTGACGATACTGTATTCTTTGGTTCTAATGGAACTGGACCTACTGCACCTGAATGGGGTGTAAATGGTCTTGCTTCTAGCAAAACTGAAGTACAGTTTGTTGTTACTTTAAATGGACCGATCGACACTGCTGGAACTATCTGGTATCAAGGACAGGGCTTTATCACTGATATCGCACCTACTGTTACTCCAGATGCTCCTGTTTGGGTGTCACCAATAACAATCGCTGTTGCTGGTTCGTTCACACAAGGTACAAACGTATAATATATTAGACTAGGTACTAGTTGCATATATTTTGTTTAGGGGGCATATGTCCCCTAGACATCTTTTAATAATTTAATTGGAGAAACAAATGACAAATCAAAACGAAGTCTGGCTTAAATCAGACGAAGAAAAATTAAGATCACTAATTAGTGACGAAGCAAAGATGATGCCGATGCTTGATAATATGCAGGCAACGATACGTCAACTTAAATCAAAACAAACATTTAGACTAGCATTGTTAAATCAACTGCTAGAAAGCCTTGACGGCAATACTAAATAGTAATAGAACAACTTAATAAAGGAGAACAAATGAAACTTTCAGAAATTACAAAAAAACCCCAACTAATAGAACTTTTAATTGACGATGACGATACAGTCAAAGAGTTCGGCGAACCTTTATCTTTTCACACATGGGACAGACAGCCTATGGATGTGTTTGTTAAACTTGCAAATCTTACAACTAAAGTTGAAAATAAAGATCCTAACATCGGTGACATGATCGATGTTGTCAAAGAACTTATCTTAGATGACAAAGGAGAACATATTTTAAAAGAAAAACAATCTATGCCTACGCATATTTTGATGAAAGTTATTACAAAGGTTACAGAACAACTGGGAAAGTAACATCTGATGTTATTGATATGAAGTCGGCAAAAATGTCAACTATCATGCAAATAGATGGAATAGGTAAAAGGTACGGCATGCTACCTAGTCAAGTGATTAGTCAAGCAGATACTTTTGATTTGTATATCTTAGATGCGGCAATGTCATTTGAACATTATCACAATAAGAAAGCATCAACAGGAAAAGAGCCCGTACCTGATTATTCGCAAGATGAGTTGCAAGAAATACTAAGGAATAATAGAAAGTGAAATTTAGTGCAAGAGTTTTTAACAAAAGAATGAAAAAACTTAAGGGTTTGCCTTCTCACCTTGTGGACGAAGCACTAGAAATTACTAAATCAAACACACCTATAGCATCAGGTAACGCAAGACGTAATACTAAAAAACAATCGAATAAAATCGTATCTGATTATGCATATGCCGACAGATTAGATAACGGATACAGTAAACAAGCACCACAAGGATTTACTAAGCCAACAATTGAACAACTAGATGACGAAGCACAAAAATTCATTAGGAAAATTTAATTATGGCAAAAGATATTACAGTAGCATTAGAACTAGATAATAAACAGTTTAATAATGCTTTAAAACAAAGCACAAAAGAAGTAGACAAGTTTAGTAAAGAAAGTCAGAGTGATCTTGCTGGTCTTAAGTCTGCATTTGCTGGACTAGTTACTGCCGCTACTTTAAAAAGTATTGTTGATGTTGGTGCTAACTTCCAAGACTTACAAAATTCATTAAACATTGTATTTGGTGGTTTAGAACAAGGTGCAGCCGCATTTCAAAGAGTAGAAGGCTTTGCGGCATCTACACAGTTTAGTGTACAACAATTAACACAAGCATTTGTACAGTTAAAAGGTGCAGGTGTTGAACCTACAGAAGAATTACTACAAACATTTGCTGACACATCATCAGTTGTTACAGATCAGATGGGTGCATTTCAGGCTATGCTTGATCTTGTATCTCGTTCTACAGCAGGTGGATTAGGACTAGAAGATTTAAACAGACTAGCAGATAGAGGTATTCCTGTATTTACAATCTTGCAAGAAAGATTAGGATTAGCAAGATTAGAAGTTAGTGAGTTTGGTAAATCAGCAGACGGCGCCAATACAATTATTAAAGAACTACTTGCAGGTTTACAAGAAGACTTTGGTGGTGCCTTAACATCACAAATAGGTAACATTAATTTTGAATTAAACCAATTAGGTGATGCATTTGATAAATTACAAAATGCATTATTTAAAACATTTAGTTCAGATGCCGCAAGTGCTATTCAGGGCTTAACTGATGCAATCAATAGATTAGCAGATAACAGTGATGCTATAGCAACATTTGGTAAAGCATTAGGTGGTTTAATACTAACTCTTGGTGCTTTTAAATTAGTAAAAGGCATTACTGGTCTAATGAATGCTTTCCAAAGTAGACTTACATCATTGTTTACTAAAATGGGAGACGGCAGAACAAAAGTTAAAGGTCTTAAAGAAGCATTTAGAGGATTGTTTTTGCAATCTAAAGGCAGTAAATTTGATGATGTAACTAAAGGTCTAACAGGCATCAATAAAACAACAGCAGAAGCAACTAAAAAAATATTTACGTTTAGTGGTGGATTAGCAACATTAGGAAAAACTTTATTACGATTTGCTGGTGGTATAGGTATAGCCTTTACAGCATTTCAAACATTTAAATTTTTATTTGAATTAATAAGAGGGCCTGTTGATGATGCAAGTGATGCTATAAAAGACAATGCACATGTTTTAGAGTATCAAGCAGAACAAGCAAGAATTGCCGCAGAAGCCGCAGCCGCATTAGCAGAAAAAACAAAACTTGCAAAAGACGAAGCAGAAGCATTTAAACGTGGTTATGATAATGCCGCAAAGAGTGTTGTCAAATTTAAGAAAGAAGCAATCGATTCAAATGATCCATTAGCAAACTATATGGCGTTCTTTGTAGACTTAACACGTGCAGCCAAAGATATGACAATGGAACAAGACAATGCTCAAAGAGCAATGCGTGTTATAAGACAAATGATGGAAGACAAAGCACCATTGTTTACTGAAGAAGAATATATCTTTATTTTAGAAAGACTTAACGAAATATTAGGTATAACTAACGAAGCAACAAAAGAACAAGTAGCGGCATTTGAAGCATTTAAATCTGCAATGGATCTACTTTTCCCATCAACAGAAAACTTAGCATTCTTACAAGAAAGATTAAACACTTTGTTTACTGAAGGTAAAATTACAGCAGAACAATTTGATGAAGCATTAGAAAATCTTAACAATACAGCCGCAGAAAACGAAGGCTTAAACAGTTTTATAGATACATTGGGTAAGGCACAAGTAGCACTATCAGATGATTTAGCAAATGCATTTGTAGAAGGCGAAAAGGCTGGAGATGCTTTTAAAGACTTCTTTAAGAAAATGGTTAAACAAATAATTGCAGATATTATTAGACTGTCAATTATACAACCTATATTAGGTGCATTACTTGCACCGTTTGGATTCGGCTTTGGTGGAGGTGGTAATATTATAAAACTACCTGGTCTAGCAGAAGGTGGACCTGCTAAAGCAAATAGCCCATACATTGTAGGTGAGAAAGGACCCGAACTATTTGTACCCAACTCATCTGGTACAGTTATACCAAATGATCAGTTAGGACAAGGTATGAATGCAAGTTCAGGACCAGTTACAAATAATTATATTACAAACAACATACAAGCATTAGACTCTAAATCAGTTGCACAAGTATTTGCAGAGAACAGAGAATCTTTATTAGGAACAGTAGAATATGCTCGTAAAGAAACAGCATACGGAGTTTAACGATGGCAGCCATACAAACAATTTTAGATAACTGCAACGGACTAACAATTAATAGACGTAAAGTTGTAGGTCAACAAATTACACGAAATCAGATTCCTCGTGTATCTACAACACCAACAAAGAATCCATGGACAATGGAACTAGATATGCCTACATCATTTAAATATAGTGATGCTAGAGCATTAATGGAGTCAGTAGATGTATTAGATCGTACTGGGTACGAAGACGTTACATTTTCAAACAATGCATGTCTTAATTGGATATTTAGATATCAAGGAACACTGCCTTTAACACAATTAAACGGACTAATAGTTAGTAGTTTTGTAGGCAATCAATTAATATTGAGTGGCTTACCCCCAATTAATCAAAATAGAGTTATATTTGAACCTAATGATTTGATACAAATCGCAGGTTTTCCTTATCCCTTTACTTCTACTACACAAGTTGTTAGAGGCACTGGCGCTACAATTACAATTACTACACATAGACCAAATATTATTACAGGTAGTACTACGGGCTTAAATATACTCGTAGGAAATAATTGTATTTTTAGATTGTTTTGCCCTAACATGCCAGTTTACAAACTAATTGTAGGTGGTGCAACATATGCCGCAGGTAACACACTAATCAATAATGCATTAATTGAATGGTCAGACCCATTTCAATTATATGAATACGTAGGAACAAGTTAATGGATAATATACCAGCAGTTGCAGATAGTCCTCCGCAAATTAATAGTGCGGAGTTTGTACGTCTAACAATTTATAATGACTATGAAGACCCAACTGATACATCAATTCTAACAGCATCATCAGCATACAAAGACGAGACAATTGACGGTCAAATCTTTTCTGCTGTAGGTGGACTTATGGCTGTAGGTGGACAACAAAAAAGCATAAGAGTTACAAGTGCTGACACAACAGTTGCATTGAGTGGTATACAAGGTACATTAATTAACACAGTTTTAGGAACAAAAATACGAGGTAGTGAGTTAGAGATATGGCGTGGTTTTTATGACGATGCAGGAATACTCACTAGTACAGCAAAAAGATTTACAGGTATTATTACAAGTTATAATATTAATGAAGATCGTGCTGGTAACGAAGACAATTTTACAGTTTCTGTAAATGCAAGTAGTTATAAAAC